TTTCTATTGCTTTTGTCAAGCATATAGTAGAATAAGGCAAACGGGGTATCAAATGGCTTTATATAATCTAGACGAAAGTTACTATCTTGAAGGCGACCAGTCCGTTAAGGCTATGCTTGACGAAACCTACGCCCAAGCGATCACTATTAATCAATCGTTTTGGAGCGAGGCCGATATTGACACCCGCTTTAAAGTCGGCGACCAAGGGTTATGGGACGACTATTACGGCAACTTGCCTGCCTTTCGTCGAAAGCAATTCTATTTCAACCGTATTAGGCGTATTTGCAACCTTATCACGGGCTTTCAACGGCGCAACCGTAAGTCAACGGTTACGGTGCCCGTTGAACACAACGACGACCAATCTAGCAGTCAATGGACAAAACTGCTATTTCACGCAATGAAGCAAGCCAACGCTGACGAAATCATCTCCGAAGGCTTCGAGCATGGTGGCGTTACTACGGGCATGTCGCTTGCTAATCTTTGGATAGACTACAACAAAGACCCCGAATCTGGCGACATCAAGCTTGACCATGTTGCCTATAATAGCTTTCTAATAGACCCCTACTTTCGCAAAAAAGACTTCTCCGATTGTAACTTCATTTGGCGTAGGCAATGGCTTTCTAAGGAAGCAGTAATATCTATCCTTCCCGAGTCTTTGGTTTCTGAAGTCGAGAAGATGACGCCTAGGGGCAACAGAGACGGCAAATTTCAGTTTATGAGCGAAGCTTATAACTACGGTATGAACAAGCTTCTTTCTTATGACGAGTACTGGTATAGGGATAGCCGCCCCGCTAAGTTTATCGTGGACACACAATTTGGCTTAACTAAAGAGTGGGTGGGCGATGAAGATGGGTTAAAGCAGTTTTTAAGAAGGTATCCAACACTTCAAGTTAAGGACGCCGTTGTCCCTACCGTTAAGCTTATTATATGTGTTGAGGGCAAGCCTGTTTATAACGGCGGCCATCCCCTAAAGATCGATCGCTATCCTTTCGTGCCATTCATTGGTTACTACGAGCCTAATATTCCTTATTTCCCTTGGCGTGTGCAGGGAGTTGTTCGGAATCTCCGAGATAGTCAATTCTTGTATAATCGTAGGAAAATTATTGAATTGGACATCCTTGAGTCGCAAGTTAACTCCGGCTTTAAATATAAGCCGTCCTCCCTAGTTAACCCTCGCGACATTTTCCTTGAGGGACAAGGTAAGGGCATAGCGATCAAGCAAGAGGCAATGCTTGAAGACGTTCAAGAAATACAGCCTGCCCAGATTCCTCCTTCCATGCTTCAGCTTTCCGAGCTATTAGGTAGGGAAATGCAAGAAATTAGCGGTGTCAACGAGGAACTGCTAGGTTCTGCCGATGATGACAAGGCCGGTATTCTTTCAATGCTACGGCAGGGGGCGGGCCTTACTACTCTTCAGGTTCTTTTTGATCAGCTCGATATGACCCAAAAGCTACTAGGCGAGCTTTTCGTTGAAACAATACAGAAGAATTACACGTATGGAAAAGTGTTCCGCATTCTTAATGAGGAGCCCGTTGAAGACTTCAAAAACAAAGTCTTTTTAAACAACGACATCCGCATCGAAGAAGGTGTCAATACTAGCACACAGCGGCAAATGCAATTTGCCCAGCTGCTACACCTCCGCGAGCTTGGCTTACCCATTCCGACTAAGACGATTGTTATGGCGGCAACGCTTCAAGACAAAGAAGACCTAGTCAAAGACATAGAAGAGCAAGAACAGGCAGCTATGCAACAGCAAGTCCAGCAAACTCAAGCGCAGATTGCCGTATTGCAAGCACAAATGAAAGACCTTGAAGCTAAAGCCGTAGCCAACACCGGACTAGGCGTTGAGCGTATGTCTAGGGTGGAGGAGAACCGTTCCCTGGCGACACAGCGCGAGGCCGAAGCGGTAGAGAACATAGCCTCTGCAAGGCTTGACAAAGTTAAAGCTGTTAAGGAATTGCAAGGCATGGACATTGCCCAGATTCAGCAGCTAGTGGAAATTATCAATATGCTTAAACTTGGCAGCGAAGAGGGCGAAGTGCAAAGCGTTGATAATTCCAAGAGTCAAACAGCCCTATAGGTAATAGGGGTTTGAAATGAACCCGGGAGTACCATCCCGTTTTACCAGGAGTAGAGAAATGGCTAAAAAATACCATGGAAAGAAGATGGGCGGCGGCTTTTGCGGCCTTCCAGAAGAGAAAGTAATGAAGCCTTATCCAAAAGGCAATCATGGTGGTCCCGAAGATTATCAAGACAGCCGTGAAGCGTTGGACTCGCAAGCGTCGCATGCTCATAGCCAGATGATGAAGGATCGCTATAAGCGATAAATCGCTCATCTACCAACGGTAGAAGGAGTCTGGGGCAGCGGTAAAAACGCTAGCCCCTTTTTTTGTCTATGTGTTATGATAAAAATGATAAAAATCGCTTATGTAGGGAGTAAAACCCCTTATGTAAGGAGTGAATGTGGGGAGTGAAATATAAAATGAATAAAAAACACACCGTAGGCGAGGAAGCGGTCAAGCGATTGATGAATCCAGACACTGGGCAGGGAATCGTAGACACCCAGCGTGAGGCCGATAAAGAGTATTTCGAAGAGATCAAGAAATGCATAGCCAATCACACCTCATGGGACAAGCCTTTCTATATCCTCACTATCCACAAGAAAGAGCAGCTCCTCGAAAACGTTGTGCGTCGCTACTTCTTTGCTAGGCAAAGCCTGCCAACGCCGCAGTGGGACCAGACGGTATGGCGTTACGATCCAAAGAACGGCGACCTGCAATTTATATGGGTTCTACCTGACGAGAACACTGCCAAGTGGTTAGCTGGTAACCCACAACAAGTTTACAAGGAGCATGGCGAGCTCTTGCAGTTTGTTATGGACTTCCTAAACAAGAAGCTTTACCGCTTCTATCACAACAAATTTCACAAAGGAGAACCAGAATGTACAGACTTATTGGACTCGCCCTACTCGGAACAATGCTCGCGGGCTGCGGAGGCTTTGTCGAATGCAGAGTCGACGGCGCCATCGCCGTCCAAGATCATTACAACGTAGAAAAATAGCAAGTTATAGCGGCGTATACCGGAATCTAGCTATAACCCGCTATAAGTAGGTATAAATCAAAAATGGAGAAACCAATGGAAAGACAATTGACTGTGAATTGCAAGGTTCCCGTCTCAAAATTCATAGAATGCCCTTATTGTGGTAAGGGCATTCCCGTAAGGAGCATATTAGAGGTAGCTCAATTAGATGCACGACGGTGTTCTCATTGCAAAAAACCCGTTGAAATTATGACCGTAGTAGAAGTGGGCGTTTCAATAATAAAAATAGATGAGGGTGATTTATTATGAAAATATTCAATTGGGCAACGCAGGAAGACTTTAAAGACATTGAGGAAAAGGTAGAAGGTTTTGCTGGTGACCTAGCTCAAATGCAGCTTACCCTTAAGAATTTGACTGCGCATCTAATAAGCATGAACAAAAGGCTGGAATATTACCGCACAAGCGAGGAGCAATACCAAGAAATGCGGGACCAATTTAGCAGCCTTATAAAGATAGTCACGAGCCATGTCTATAAGGTCACGGAAAAAGTTCGAAACGGGGATATAAAGACCATGTATTTAATACCCGAGAGTGAATATGAGAAACATATTAAACGAGAAGCCAAATGCCCCCAAGAAATAGCAAAGAAGAAGAAGGTGAAGGAAAAAATAGCCGAACGCAAGAAGAAGACCGTCGCAAGTTCCTGTTAGAGTACAACCGCGCCGAGCTTATTCATCTTGTCTATCATCTTATCAGGCGTATTGAATATTTAGAACGCGCGCAAGGGCTTGGGTGGGGGGCTTGGAAGTTTGAGGAAGAAGACGATGAGTGAATGGAAAAGTATAGAAAAAGATGGGATGCCCCGTGAAGGGGGATTGTATTTAATAAGACATGAGAAATATTTCCCATACGGGAATCTAAAAGCAATATTTAATCCATCAGACGGCTGTTACTTTTTATTAGATCACGGCGGTAGTCTTCCTTTAATGTTCCCATCTTCGTTACCAATAGTAGCAACTCACTGGATGAGGATACCGGAATGAAGGTAAAAGATAATGATATCGACAAGAATAATTGAGCTGTTTAGAGCGTGCGCAGGGCCTTGGCTGGGGCGATTGGAAATTCGAGGATGATCAAAGCTTCACGGCGGTGACTTGCTTATTGTCGCTGGTGATCTTACCGCCCATGATGATGAACCTATAACCTTTGATATTGAGCTATGACCCTGCCGGGAGTTGAACCCAGGCTATCAGGTTGAAAACCTGATGGTCTAACCGTTAACCTACGGGGCCTTATTTAATCTTCTCTATTGACGTAGCGTATCCAGCGCATAGTAAGCATGACCATAAAGCCAAGATTGAAACCAGCAAGAAATATTAAAAAATTAACCACGCTCAACCTGCCTAAGTTCATGTTCAGCCACTTCTTTTCTTTGGTAATCAACAGCCCAGTCGATAGCATCTTCTCTCGATAGGAACCACTCAAGGTGTTCACAATATTCCCCAAATCTAAGAATATTGTAACCTATTTTGGAATCAATAACACAAAGGGTAACCGGAACACGGTCTCCACGTTCATCAAATTCATTCCATCCTAATGCCTTAGCATAAATAAAGGGATCGCTAGAAGGGGCACTCATCGTTTTCATCCAGGTTCGGTTGATATTCTTGTTTTGGTTGTTCTTGGTTAGTCTTTACGTATTCATCAATAGCTTTCTTTGCAGCTAATTGAAAACGCTCGTTGACTTCTTTGTCAAAACAGAAATGGGGGGCATATTTTGTCTCCCCGTCTTTTTCGTATTTTTGACTCGGGAAACCTATAAAGGTCCCGCCATTCCTTCCCCTTATAAGGGAGCAATTATTGAGATAAATACCCCACTTTTCAACGTATAGGGAAAAATAGGCTATGAGATTGTCTTTGTTAACTGATCGGTAGCTAGTGATATTCATGGCTTTCTCCTTTATGCGAAATTATGCCGAAAAGTAAAAAAAACTTCCAGCACGCTAGACTATAAACATAAAATAACGATATATTTAAAAATGAATAATTAAACGCAGCCCTGCGTATGGGCAATGATTCAAAGATGCTGTAATCGACGCTCGCAACGTCAATATAAGGAAATCTATGGACGAAACAGAAAACACGGGCGAAATGTTGGAGGCCGCCGCTCCAGACGTTGAGGACATGGGTGAAGCTCAAGCTGAACCGGAACAAACTGAAGAAATCCAAGAAGAGCGCAAGGAAACTACGCAGGAATTGAATTTCAAAAGGCTCCGAGAAAGCAATGAGCAGCTACAGCGAGAGAATGAACAAAATCGGCAAATGATGCTTGCTTTACAGCAAGAACTGCTGAATAGATCTTCAACGCAAGAGAAGCAGCCCGAGCCGGAGCCTGATCCTTTTGAAGGAATAGACAAAAGCGACTGGGCAACTTACGAAACCGTTGAGAAACTAGCTGCAAAGATTGCCGCAGAGCAAACGCAAAAAGCCCTCAAAGAAGAGCGCGAAAGAATCCGTAAGGAGCAAGCTCCCCAACGGATTAAGAGCCGTTTTGAAGACTTCGACGCTGTAGTTACTAAGGAAAACGTGGAACAATTGCGGGAAATTGAGCCCGACATTGCAGAAGCCCTTAGTATGATTGGCGACGAGGAGAAAAAAGCGGTTGCAGCTTACAAGTATATAAAAGCTTTCGTACCTAATATGGCGGAAGCAGAGGCATCCAAGAAAAGAATCCAAGAAAACGCCAATCAACCTAAGTCATTGAGCTCAGCGGTAGGGAAAAGTCCTTTAACAAAGGCCTCGGCTTTTGAACAAGGTCTTACGCCAGATTTAAAAAAGCAGCTGTATGCAGAAATGATGGCTTGCGCACGTAAGGCTTAACTTCTCGCTCCTAACAGGAGCAAGAAATGGCGACTACAACTTCGACCGTTCTACCGGCTCCGGTGCAGCAAAGTTTCAGCATGAAACTGCTCTCGGTGCCCACTCCGTACATGATTCACAAGATTCCTGCCATGCTCAAAAACATGCCTAGGAATGGTGGTACGGATATGAGGATGCGCCGCTACAACCCTCTGGCTACCGCAACGGTACCTCTGGGAAATAGTGGGGTTTACCCTCCAGCGCAACAATTAACGGCAATCGACATTGATGCCAAAATGGATTTTTATGGTACGTATGTCGTACTCAACGAGCAAGTAACTTTACAAAACCAAGACCCGGTTCTAAACGAGGCAACCAAACGCCTCGGCGTTAGCTTGCGTCAGACTGAGGATGAGCTTACCCGCAACATGCTTGCGGCGACGGCTTCGTTCATCAACTGCACAGGCGGCACGAACGGGGACAACCCGACCGAATTGGCAAGGAGCGACATTGACGAAGTCATCAAGACTTTGGCAACGGCTAACGCTTACACCATTTCGGACAACATTGAAGGAGATGACAAATTTGGCACGGCTCCGGTTCGTGACAGTTATTTTGTCATGGCGTCGACTCAACTTATTGGTGACCTTGAAAGGGTTACCGGTTTCCTTGCGAAGACTCAATATCCTTTCCAAGACAAGACCCTACGTCCAGAATGGGGTTCTATTTCCAACACTCGTTGGTTGTTAAGTTCTCTAGGCTCTAGCTCCGCAAACGCTTCGCTCAACGGCGCTGACGTTTACAACTGCTTTGTTGCAGGTATGGAAGCTTACTGCGCTATTGAACAAGACGGCTACAGCGCGCAATTCATCTATCGTCCGCCTATTTATGACGGTCCGTTAGCGTTGAACGCTTCAGTCGGTTACAAGTTCGGCGAGGTGCCTAGAATCACCAACGACGCTTGGATTATTAACCTTAGAACTACCTTGTCGGTATAAGGAGGGCGTCATGGCTGAATTTAAAGAAATTGCCAGCGGTTCTTTCACTTCCGCGGGTACCGCTAAGAATATTGCTTTACGTTCCGATTTCGATGTTTTCGAAGTCATGAACGCGACGCAAATTGCAACAACGCAAACAACCGGTCGTGGTTGTATGTACAAGTGGCAGCGCGGCATGGCCGATGGCACTGGTGTTATGTGGTCGAAAGAAGACTCGGCCAATACCGTAACGCTTGAATGGTTGACGTCGGGTGGTTTCACTCGTGTCGATCAGTCGGTCCAAACGCTAGGCGCTGAACAGTCCATGTCCGGCACAGAAATTGCAAAAGCAACTTCTGTCGTTACCGTTACAGGTCACGGATATAGCGTAGGCGATCGCGTCCGTATTTACGGCACGACCGCAATGCTACAAGTGGCCGGTTATGACTTTACCATCACCGCTGTTCCCGACGCTAACAGCTTCACTCTTGGCTATATTGACATGAGTGGCTTTGCTGCGGATGCAACGGCCGGTAAAGTTCGCAAGGTTCCTAACAACCCTATTTATAGCCCTCAAGCTAACCGTATTACG